TTCCCAACATACTTTACAGAGTCAAATATAGATACAGATAAAAGATCTATTTCTTTAAGTACATGGTTTTTCTCTGGAACAACTGTAGATTATGTAGACCTTGGAATAGATGTTTCAGGCAGTGTTACCTATAAAAGATTTGAAAACGAAAGTCCATCAACTTGGACTCATGCTTCTTATTCCGTAGACATTCCAACATCTTCAACATTTAAGCCTATAGTTAGAGTAGGATATTTAAACTTTGAATCTACTGGATCTAACTTTAATGTTTATTTTAATGGATTGTCATTTGCTCAATGGTCAGAGGTATATAACAGAGACACATCTGGAACTAAGCCAATATCTTTGTCTGAGAATAGTCTATCTAGTGCAATAGCAGTAAACGCTAGTGCATATAAAGTATCAGAGATACAACCATATGGATTTAACGATGAAGACACGGGGTATTACTTTATAAATAGAAATAAGATGCTTGCTAATAATACAAGCCTTCCAATGGTATTTGGATCTGGGAATATAACTAGAGTTAATAGTCCAATTGACTCAGGAGTTCCTTCAATAGCAATACCTGGAAAAACATTTTTAAACGATAGTGGAAAATATAAAAATTTAAGTGCAGAATTCTGGATAAGACTATACACAGATTCTCAAAGTCCAATAAGAGTATTTGGGCCAGTAAGTAATTCAGATGGACTATATGTTGAGCAAGAATTTTTAACCTTAAAGGTAGGATCTTATACAAAATCATATTTTGTTGGAAAATGGTACAGACCTATGTTGATAGACATTAGATATACAAGTTCTAATGTTAGTGTCTTATTAAATGGAGACCTAGTTATAGACATGGATATAGATGTAAACAACATAACGTTTGCTAGTTCAAGTCATGATTGGTTAGGATTCTATTCTCATAGTACAGTTTATCCATTTGAATTAGATGCTGTTGCAATTTATCCATACATAGTTCCAGAGCAGATAGCAAGAAGAAGATTTGTTTATGCACAGGCTGTGGATAACCCAGAAGAAATAGTAAGTGACTTTAAAGGAGAGTCTTTCTTTGTTGATTTTCCATTTGCAAAATATACATCCTCAATGACTTATCCAGATATGAATAGATGGTCTTCTGGATTCTTCTCAAATTTAAATGGTAATTCAAGATCCCTTTCTTTTGTTGATTACGAACTTCCAGAGATTAAATTTTCTTATACCTCAGCATCTGTAATAATAGATGACAACATATCTAATAACTTTTTAATAGACAATTATGATATTCAAAATGGAGAGCCAACATTTATAAAGATGAGGCCAAATGCCTCGTATGACAACGTGCTTGGATCAATATATTTTAACTCTATAAATACAATAAATAGCCCAGTGGCATCTATATTTGGAGTATTTGAAGCACCACAGTCTTTGCCTACTTACTCAAATAGAGAACCTATAATGACTTTTACAAACTCATTTACTTCCGATAAATTTAAGATATGTCTAAGTCAAAGTGGTCTTAGTTATGAATTTCAAACATCAGCATCTACATATCAAATAGCAAATTATTCAGCATCAGCATCTCAAGATCTATTTGTTGGTATTGAGTTAGAGGAACTAATTAGAAGCAATTTTGCTATCGTAGGAAACTTTTTTAATAATCCTCAGAACGTATCTCTTAATTTAGGCGGGTATGAAGATAAAGTATTTACAGGAAAGATAAGATCATTAACATTTAATAATAAGATGTTTACTATAAAAGATACTTCAGGACTAATAAATGATAATGGAACAATGTTCTTTACTGAAGCAGAGGCAAACGATGAAGGAATGTACCCATTTACCTATGTTGGAAACTACACATTTATTCCAATAAGTTCTTATGGAGAGGTATTTTTTGATATAGGGTCTGCTGGATATTGGGAAGACTCACTACCCCTCTCATATTTTGGAACCTATGTTCAGGATACAAACTCATCTCCATATTATGACTTAGATTTAATTCAATTTAATATAGACGTTCCAGGTCCGATAACAATGACAAACTCAGCATCAGTTGCAGATGCCTTTAGTATGAAATCATACATAACACTACAAGATTTTAAATTGGTAGGTAAGAAGACTTATTCAAGTTATACTAACACTGAAAATATAGGTGCATCAAGAGTGCTTGACTTAGTCCCAGAATTTTCAACCCTTACTAAAAAATTTGAAGTAGTAGATGGAACAATCATATATCCACCTAAAGAACTTATAGATTTTGAAAACTACTATATAACCATTCACTTAGAAATGAGAGTAAGGGGTATAAAGAGTAAGCCAGTTAATATTAAAAGAATGTCTTTAACCTCATTAGCATTTGATGAAACTTCTGAATATAGAATAGGAACTAGAAGTGGACACTCTATAATCCCATTTACTAGATCTGGATTAAACTATGATTATAAAGAAAAAAATCCATTTACAATTTATAGAGATTCAACACCATACCTATACTTAACTGGAGATTCTGGAATAGCAGTCTTGCCATACCAGTCTGCAAACCTAAGAGGTCTGTCATTTCCAATAAATGATCATGAGGCTTCTTCTTATAAATTAACAGGTCTACAGTTCTGGATGTTTTACAACAAGGATGAGACAATATCATCTACTCAAAAAATGGGAACTATTATAGCGACAGAGGCAAACGCTGGAATCAATGATTACTATGACATATACCTAGTTCCAGAATTAAATGGAAAAAGGGGTAGCCTAAAAGTCTATAAAAATAATGTTCTATATACAGGAGCCAAATTCTTTGTTAATGGAAGAATTATAGATGAAATGAAGATAGTTCCATTAGAATGGACATCTATATTAATATCCTTTACAGATAGCACGGATATTACCCTTAATAGCAAGAGTGGAAGGTTTGAGATATACGAAGGATTCTTGGCTAATAACATAGCATTTTTTCAACAAGAATTTGTTAACTTCTTTTCAAAACTAACTACTGGATTACAGTGGACAAACATAGATGATGACAATTGGGACTATCCAACACAACTAGCCACACCATTAACTTGGCAACAATGGGGTGAAATTGCTATTACAGACATAGTTTCTCAAACAGGAGATAGCACTTTTAAAACTTATTTAGGTCTTTCTGAGCAAGTATTTGATGATTCTGCAACCGCTGTTACAAATTCTGATGGGTTTGATGCTTTAACTAACGTAACATGGGTCAAAAAAGATGTCACTGCAGTTTAATATGGTATACTTGAGTACATGAATCCAAAGAAACTAAAAAATAATGGTAAGCCAAGAATAAGTATCGTAGAAAAAAAGTCCGACTGGGGCATATATGTATGGAAATGTGACCTTGATGGCAAGCCTTTTGGAGATGGTCAGGGTAATATAATGAATATCCCTGGAAGAGCATACGATCTTGAAAAGATGGCAAAGATAAGAAAAGCAGCAGAATACTACGGAGCACCTGAAGGTAAGGTAGAGTTTATGGCTGGTGTGACTAGAGTCACAGATGAAGAATACGCAGAACAAACTCAAAGAATGAAAGATGGCTTAATCCCAAGCCAAACTGATATTGGTGCCTGGATGGCAGCAGAAGAAGGTTTTAGAAAACATGGAAGATAACGAAGCAATAGCAAGAATAGATAATTTAGACAAGGTTGAGAAAAAAGCCAAGGTAGATCCATTTACAACAGATGGAGAACTAGTAAAGTCATATGATGGCTTGCATCAAAATTTTAAACGTAAAATTTCAAGAACAGTTAATAAAGCATTTCAAGGAATAGATGATACTAAATCAAAACAACTATTTCCAGAAATGGACATGGTTACAGCCTATGGTCTTTTTGACGTAGTTCTTCCACCATACAATCTAGACGAACTAGCATACTTTTATGAAAACTCATATGCAAACCATGCGGCTATCAATGCAAAGGTTGCCAATACAGTTGGCCTAGGATATAGTTTTGAAATGACTGATTCAACAGTGGCAAAATTAGAAGAGTCAGAATCAGAAGATCAATTAATGAGAGCACAAAGAAAGATTCAAAGAACTAAAGCACAAATGACAGAATGGCTAGAAAGCCTAAATGATGAAGACACATTTACACATGTTCTAGAAAAAGTATATACAGACGTTGAAACAGTAGGTAATGGATATGTTGAAATTGGTAGAAAGGTAAATGGAGATATTGGTTATATTGGTCATATACCAGCAACTACAATTCGTGTACGCCGTATGCGTGACGGGTATATTCAAATAGTAAATCAAAAGGTTGTATATTTTAGAAACTTTCAAGAACAAAGAAATATCAATCCTGTAACAAGTGATAATAGACCAAATGAATTAATTCATATCAAAAAGTATTCTCCAAAGAACTCATACTATGGGGTTCCAGACACAGTATCAGCAGCAACCTCTATGGTTGGTAATGAACTAGCAGCAAAATACAATGTTGACTACTTTGAAAACAAAGCAGTTCCTAGATATATTGCTTTAGTAAAGGGTGCAAAACTTAGCCCAGAGGCAGAGGATAAGTTCTTTAGATTTATGCAGGCTGGACTTCGTGGTCAAAATCATAGAACACTTTATATTCCACTTCCTGGAGATGGCCCAGATAACAAGGTAGACTTTAAACTAGAACCAATTGAAAACGGTATCCAAGATGGATCGTTTGAGAAATATCGTAAGTCAAACCGTGACGATATTCTAATGGCACACCAAGTGCCTTATTCAAAGGTTGGTGGCGGAGCAGGAGTTTCTATCGCATCAGCATTGGTAGCAGATAGAACATTTAAGGAACAAGTAGCAAGACCAGCACAAAGAAATCTGGAAAAAACTATTAACAAGATTGTTAAGGAAAAAACAGATATGCTTGCCCTTAAATTCAATGAACTAACATTGACGGACGAACAAACTCAAAGTCAAATTGATGAGAGATACTTGCGTATGCAGGTAGTTGTTCCAAATGAAGTTCGCGAAAGACTAGGATACCCAGTTAGACCTGGCGGCTCAGACCCCATTGTTCTAGGTGCACAAGCCAGAGCAGAACAAGTCGCTCAATCAACTGGAAACAGAAACAGGGATCAACAAAGAACAGATAACGCTTCAGATTCTCCTTCAACCACTACTGGACGAAATGCCCAGGGTGAAGGAAGATCTCAACAATAATTTGTTATAATATTGTAAAGCCCTATAAAGACTAATTATAATAGAGGTAGTATGACTAATTTGCATAAAGCATTTTGGCACTCAGAAGACAACAGCATTAAGTTGTCCATGCCAATCGCTAAAGTCGATAAAGAGAAACGCACAGTTTCTGGTTTTGCAACCCTTGACAACATTGACAAGCAAGCAGACATCGTTCCAACCGATGTCAGTATCAAAGCGTTTGAAAGATTCCGTGGTAACCTACGTGAAATGCACATGCCTATTGCAGTCGGCAGGGTAGTGTCATTCAAATCAGATAAATTTTATAATAAAGAAGAAGACAAATTTTATAATGGAGTATTCGTAAATGCATATATATCAAAAGGTGCCCAAGATACCTGGGAAAAAGTTCTTGATGGTACTCTTTCTGGCTTTTCTATTGGTGGTAGCATTAAAGATTCTGAAG